TTGCGTGTCCATCAACTCCGCCGAGACTTGAAACAATTGAAAACTGACTTGCAGTTCCAACAATGTTAGTGCTGTTTTTTCTTAACCAAATCCATGCGTCGTGGATCTGAGCGGAAGTGTTCCGCCACTGCACACTAAATTGGTAGTTGTAGAGTCCGCTTACCTCAACCCCAATCCCGTTCGTCCCGTCATTTGTGCAGGCAGATAAAAAGTCATTTGTATCAAACGTAATCTCGGTAGCGGTATTCGCCGTAAAGGTCTTATCAGTTGTCCTCTGTATGGCTGCGTAGGGAAAGTATAAATTTGACCCCCCGGGGGCAATATTTAAGGATGGGGAGCTAATTAAACTGTTGTACGACCTTGTAAGACGATTGTAGAACAGCCTATGAATATTATTAAGCTGGTCTTGAGATTGAGAATTCCAAACCGCTTGCCCGTATGGCAGCGCAGGCGGTTGAACTTTTTGTAACTCAGCCACCGGACACTCCAGATCCAGATGCCTTGCCGTCAGGCTGCATGTCTAACCTCATAGCACCTAGCTGCCATGTTACACCTAACCCTGTTGATTCCCACTTCATAGACAACTGCCTAGCACGGAGTCGTACATAAACCTGTCCGGTAAATGCTTCGATAGGAACCGTAGCCGTTCTGGTAACGGTGGCATCGTTACTTCCACCTTCCGAGGCCGGGGACATATATCCCGACCCGGAGTTCTTAAGGACGTTAAACGTAAGAACACCGCTTGGGTTCCCGGCGGTTGAACCCCTAAACGTAAGATCAGGCAGCACTCGTTTTATGAAGACAAACTTGTCGCCGTCATCTGCATCGAACTCAGAAGATGTAATAGAAGCCGGGATAGCTACAGGCGTCCCGGTAGAGTCATCATCAACTCCGTATTCATGATTTACAAGGTTATTGATATACGTAGCTGCGATGGGGTAGTCCCTTAAACCTGAATCTGCCCATGCAGTCCGGGCCATGTTCCCGTAGTGCCAGATGTTTTCAACGTAGTTATAGACAACATATCGGTCAACGGTAGACGATTCGGCAGAGCAATAGAACCACCAAATTTCATTGAATCCTTCGTTCGTGCTAGCAAAAACTTGATTGTACTGAGCGGTGTTGATGTCGCTAAACACGTATTGTCTAAGGTCACAGTTAAGCGTAGCTACGTTACCGTTATAGACATAGAACTTGTCTCGACCCATCCAGAACGCTGTTCCTGCGGCGTATGCCCAAGCGTTTTGACTGACGATAGAAATGTTATCGCCAACAATCTGAGCGCCCCACCAAGGGTCTGAACCAAGGTACTGAAGGGAATACAAAGCTGAGTCTGTCCAGACCAGCACCTCTTGCCGGGCTTGAGCAGCGGTGATGATCTCAGAACCTCTAGAAAGAACAAGACTTCCTGCCTGATTGGTAGCGGATGGGGTCCAGTCGTTATAGTTTTCCTGATCGCACCACCGAACCAGCATAGGCGAGATGAGGTCTTTATAAGGAAAAGAACCGCCGGTAATGCCGTAGTTGTTAACGCCGAAACAAAAGACAAACCTAAAGATGTCTGAAACTAGCATGTAGTTCACAGCATCTGGTGAATTAGCCGCCGTCCCAGTATCAAACACACGAGTGGCACTAATGTTTACCGTATCGGACGTAGAGAACGTGCCGACTCCATTAATAGGCGACCCGGAGTAATCAGCGTTTGCATATACTCTAAAGACATTAGCCGCACCGTTGACGGTTTTGCGAAGGTAATACGTAGTGTTAGCTACTAAAGGGGATACGCCTGTATTGAAAATAACCGGTAAAGGTGTTTCTACGTTAGTTGGTCCGTCATAGGCATTAGCAGTGGTAACAAACAGGTTACCTCCGCCGGTGCAAGAAACCGTTACGGTTTTAGCACCGATAAAGAATCCCCATGAACCGTTCCAAGAACACAGGTAACCACCACGGTAGTTAAATAATAGGTCTTGACCAAAGTTAGCTTGGCTGGCGTATTGACTCCACGCAGGTTCAAAGAACCGTGCCGTAGCCGCTCCACCGCCGTTGCCAACATCGCTGGAGTTGGCATTTACGCCTACGTCAATCGTAAAGGTTCCGGCGGTAGCGTTTACAACGCTGACAATGGTGTGCTTCTTGTTTAAAACGGTCCCGGTGATAACACCGCCAAGACTGGCCGCGCCGTTAATGATTACCCAAGCACCTGCCCAGTAGGTAGTAGCAGGGTTTAAATTAGACGAGACGGTAATAATAGAAGAACCTGTCGTGGCAGCGAATGTTGCCCCGTTAGTCAAGAACGTATCCGGCCCAATGTCTTCATACAAACCGTTAAACGATACATATTGTCTAGTAGAGGTCATAACGCCAATCAAAACGCTTCCAGCCTGATTAGCCCAGACCCACAACGAACGGCAAATACCTAAAAACGTATTAGCACTGATCCGCGCCCAGCCGCCGATCTTCTCCGGCGTACCCTGACGGAAGCGAACTTTGTCAGACAAATACCAGCCACCCTCCGTGGTGTAGCGCGTATTCTCGCGGTTAACCCCGGGCTTTAGTAGAAATTTCTTGAGCATAGTTACGCCTTTAAGTACAACGCCCGCTCATCATTTCTGCGGGTTACTAGACCCGGCAAGACCTTTCCTCCGGCCAAGTTCCACTTCTTGAACTCGTCTGCTGCGCCGTCATAGTCCCCCCGGTTGTGCTTCTGCCGTAGTGTACTGGCTTGCAGGTTTCCTAGCCCAACATTGAAAGCGAAGCTAGCGAGTGCCAGATGGCGATTGCTAAGAGGAACCACAGTACATAGTCGGAGTACCCCCGGAAGAAACCGCTGAAGATCCTCTTGAAGTAGCGCATCGACTTCCTCTTCGGTCAATCGTCGATCCCAACCTGCCGGTATAGGTAGCTCAAGTCGTCGATCAAACGGTACGCGCAGGTGAGAAGGATCGATGACCCTCCCAACGCCCACGGTCCAAAGCCGCGCCCCGCATCGGTATGGTCGATACCGAACACCTTCATGGTGCTTGAGCATAGCAACTAAGTTTGATAGCATTACGACTGCCCTACCAACCCATGGACATCATGCAAACAATCCTGATCCAAGAAAAAGGCGTCGTTTGGCTTGTCAAGGAGGACGGCAGCATTTGGTCTGCCGCCCGAACCAGCACCGTCAAACGTATACGCAAAGGTCAAGAACAAGTGTTTCAGTCCCACTTCCCAGAGCGCCAACTGTCGCCTTGGATTAGCAAAAGCGGCTATTACATTGTGTCGTGCTTGCGGGATGACAAACGACCAAAAATGTTCGTTCATCGCCTGATTGCTCGGGCCTTCGTGCCGGGATACTCGCCTGAGTTGTCGGTCAATCATATTAACGGCAACAAACTTGATAATCGCCCAGAAAATCTTGAGTGGATAACCGTTGCAGAAAACTCGGCTCATGCTTGGAAGACTGGCTTGGTCAATCTACGGGGCGAAAACGCTCCCGGCCACAAGCTAACACAACGACAGGTTTTCCACATACGCCGCGCTTTGCGTCTCGGTGTGCCAGCAAATTCATTAGCAATCATCGCAAACGTCAACTCAAGCACCGTCTATCAAATCGAATGGGGCAAGCGGTGGAAGCACATTACCGACGACCCTACTTCTTGCTGAACGCTTGGCTTCCGAACCAAAAACTTATGATTGACGCCCAGATGATCTGAGTGTCTGCGTCCCACAGATTAGCGATCACCTCTGCAAACGGGGTTCCGAGGTGCCACGCATACGCCGCACCAAAGACGTTGATGAAGCACAAGAGTCCAAACATTCCGTAAGTGATGACCGGCCTTACCAGAGCGCGGGCGTTGATCACCCAGCGGCTTGCGCCTTCCCCGATTGCAATGTCGTGCGCGTACAGGGCTTGCTTCTCAGCCAAGGCGGTTTGAGCCATCGTCACCTCTGCACCGACCTGCAACTGATCTGTACGAATTTCTTCGACTCGCGCCTGTGCTTCAAAACCTGCCTTTCTGAGTTCCAGTTCCCGCTCAATCTGCATTTGAGCAAGGGCAAGTTCGTGCTTCTTGTCGGACTTGTCTTGAAAAAAGTCCAGCAG